CAAAACACATTTAGAAGGTTAATGTTAAATCAATGGACTGATTCACATAGTGCATGGTTAACATCTGGCGAATGGAATGCTTGTTTTCAAGAATTTGATTATAGTATTTTAGTAGGAAAAGAATGTTGGGGTGGTTTAGATTTGGCATCAACAAGAGATTTAACATCATTTTTATTACTGTTTAATGTAGATGGTAAGTTTATTTTTATTCCTTATATATTTATCCCAGAAGAAAATGCAAAGAAAAGAAGTGAAAGAGATGGTGTTGATTATGTAACTTGGTTAAGAGATGACCATGTATATGGTACTCCAGGAGATGTTGCTGATTATAATTTTATAAAAGCAAAGATAAACGAGCTGTCTAAAAAATATAGAATACAATCTATTTGTTATGATAGGTGGAATGCATCACAATTAGTAATTGATTTGCAAAATGATGGGGCTAACATGGATCCATTTGGACAAGGATTTGTTTCAATGTCTATGCCAACAAAAACTTTAGAAGCTGAAATACTTTCTAAAAATATTATACATAATAATAATCCTTGCATGAATTGGTGTATTAGCAATGTAGCTTTGCAAGAAGATCCAGCTGGAAACATTAAGATTTCTAAAAATAAATCTAAAGAAAAAGTTGATCCAGTTGTTAGTTTAGTCATGGCTTTAGGTTGTCATCTTACAACTGAAAGTGGTGATAGTGTTTATGATACAAGAGGTATTTTAATGATTTAATTATTGTTAAAAAGTATAACTAAATATATTTTTTTATAACTTTTTATAATCGTATTATTGTGAAAATAAAAATTTTACATTGGGATTATTAGATAGAATTAAAAATGTTTTTGTTCCTCAAGATAATAATGCTGAACAAAGATCAATTACTTACACAACTCCTTTTGGAACTGGAACAAATGTATCTCCAGATACTGCATTAACTTTCACAGCTGTTTGGGCAGCAATAAGATTACTAACTGAATCTGTTTCATCTTTGCCAATTTCTGTTTATAGAGTTGAGAATAATGGTGATAAAACTGAAGCTGTAAAAGAATCTCTTTACTCACTTTTAAAATATAAGCCAAACACATATCAAAATAAAATAACTTTTTTTGAAAAGATAATGATGGATTTATGTGTTAATGGAAACTCATATGTTTACATTGAAAGAAATAGATTAGCAAGAGTAACTGGATTATATTGTATGAATTATGAAGATATGACTATCATACAAAAAGACAATCAGTTGTTTTATGAGAATGGAGAAACTGGAGAGGTTTATGATTCAAATGATGTGTTACATTTTACTGGATTGACAACAGATGGAATAGAAGGTCTGAGTCCAATTACACAATGTAAAAAAGCAATAGGCTGGGGAATGGCGATTGAGGAATATGGAAACACATTTTTTAAAAATGGAGCAAAATTAAGTGGTGTTTTATCAACTGACAGAAGCCTTTCAGAAACTGCAATTGATAGATTAAGGCAATCATTTAATAACACATATTCACAACTTAGTGGAAGTAATCAAACAGCAATATTAGAGGAAGGATTAACATTTAAGCCAGTTGGAATTTCACCAGATCAAGCTCAGTTTTTGGCCTCTCGTACTTTCTCTTTAGAAGAGATTGGCCGAATTTGGAACATTCCACCACACATGCTTGGCGATTTATCAAAGTCAAGTTTTAATAATATTGAAATGCAAAGCCAAGAGTTTGTAACATATACTCTTTTACCTTATTTAACAAGAATAGAAAACGAGATGAATCTAAAATTATTTAGAACATCTGCTATTGGAAGGCTATTTGTGAAGTTTAATGTTGGTGGATTGCTTAGAGGAAACATAAAAGATAGAAGTGAGTTTTACACAAAAATGATAAATACTGGAGTGATGAGTATTAATGAAGTAAGAGCATTAGAAGATTTGAATAAAATTGAAGATGGTGATAAACATTTTATGCAAATGAATATGACTACAATAGAAAAAATTGGAACTGATGCCAGCGAATAAATGTGCTAACGGAAAATGGAAGTGGGGTGAAACTGGTGCTTGTAAATATGATTCTAAAAAACAAGCCGAAGATGATAATAGTGATTACAGAGCTGTTTCAGATATAGATTTTACGCCAACAGATGGAATGGTTGCTGAGGCAAAGAAAGGCAAAGAATGGAGGGCTGAATTTGGAAGAGGTGGAACTGAGGTTGGATTAAAGACAGCCAACATGATAATTGACAATGAACTAACCCCAGATAGAGTTACAAGAATGTATAGTTATTTACAGAGGCATGAAGTGGATAAACAAGGTGAAGGATTTAGTCCAGATGAAGATGGTTTTCCAAGTGCTGGTAGAATAGCTTGGGCATTGTGGGGTGGTGATGCAGCTGTTAAATGGAGTGAAAGAAAAAGAAATGAAATCATTGCTGAACAAGAAAAAGATGAAAGAAAACAAGTAGGAGCAATGATTAGTGATGGCATAGAAATGCCTTTGTATGATACAATTGAAGAGGCTGAAAATGAAGCTAAAAGATTAGGTGGCTCTGGTTATCATGAGCATACTTTAGATGGAGAAGTTGTTTACATGCCTTTTGATTCTCATGAAGAGTTAATAAAAGTGATGAACAATAGATCAATAAAAAATTATAATAATATGGAAAAAAGAATTTACAATATAGAAACAAGAATTGATTCAACAGATGATGGAAAAGAAATGGTTGTTGGTCATGCATCAATGTATAACACAAGAAGTGAGTTTATGGGATTCTATGAAACAATAGAAGAGGGAGCATTTACTGATGAACTAATAAACAGCTCAGATGTTAGGGCTTTAATTAATCATGACCAAAATCTTATTCTTGCAAGAAATACATCTGGAACATTAAAATTAGAAGCTGATGCTCAAGGATTAAGATATGAGTTTGAAATGCCAGAAACATCATATGGAAAAGATTTAGCTGTTTCAATGAAGAGAGGCGATATAACACAAAGTAGTTTTGCATTTACTGTTGAGGAAGATGATTGGACAACTGATGATAATGGGAATGATTTAAGAACTATAAAAAAGATTAAAAGATTATATGATGTTAGTCCAGTAACTTATCCAGCATATCAAGATGCTAATGATTTGACTATTGCACAAAGAGGATTAGCAGAATACAAAGAAACATTAAAGAAGGTTGATGTAATAGAAGAAGTAAAAGAAGAAAAAGATTTAGTTAGCCGTTCATTAGCAAAACTAAAGATTGAATTAAAAAAAAGAAAATAATTAAATAATTAAAATTAAAAAAATGAAAAATTCTAAAGAATTAAAAGAATTACGTTCAGATTTAATTGGTGAGCTTGAATCAATCAAGTTAGTTGCTGAAAATGAAGAACGTGATTTAACTAAAGAAGAGAATGAGAACATGGATTCTATTCTTACAAAAATTGATGACAATGATGTTGCCATCACAAGAGCTGAAAAAGTAGAAAACAATTTGAAATTAGCTGCTGCATCAACTGGTGCAAAAGTTTCTTCTGTAAATACTGACAAAGCTACAAGAGGATGGAGCTTATTTAAAGCTGTTAATGAAATCAGAAATGGTGGACAATTAACTGGTTTAGAAGCTGAGATGCATCAAGAAGCTCAAAATGAAGCAAGAAAAGGTTTACAAGGAATTGGATTACCTTCTTTCATGACTGAAAAAAGAGCTATTGACCAAACTAACTCTGCAATTGCTCCAACATCTGTTGGTGCTTACATTGATAGTTTACAAGCATCTGGTCTTTATAATAGAGTTGGAATTCAAGATTTAGGAACTGTTGCTGCTGATACTGTTCTTCCAATTGCTGGAGGCTCAACTGTTGGTTGGAAATCTGAAGTTGCTGCTGCTGCTGATGGTGGTGCTAATTTTGGAAAAGTAACTTTAACTCCAAAAAGATTAACTGGATATGCTAACCTTTCTAATGTTATACTTGCACAAAATGGTCCAGCTGCTGAAGCTGCTGTAATGAGAGATATGGGAAGAAATATGGCAACTCAAATTGATGCTGCTATGTTTGGCTCAACATCTGTTTCTGATGCTCCAGCTGCTATCGTTCAAACTACTGGAACTTTAACATTTACTGAATCAACAACAGCTGGTGGTGCTGGTATGGTTGAA